TCTATCTATAGATAATCCGTTAGCAGATTGATAATACCAAATAATTTCATTAAAAGCTGTGTTTAATCCACATGTTGTATCACCTCTGCCTGTGTAATTTAAATCATCAAATACATAATCTTGTACTGAACATGGCATTTTTTTGACAACACCATCATACATATAAAAAGCATTGTCTGACATCCAGTATGCTCTGCCATTTATTTCTATTGCTGCATGTTGTGCTATTAATCCACAGTTTGCACCAAGTTGTCTAAGACCAAAAGTAAAAGGTGTCCCTACAAACTGAACGCCGTGAAGTGAAGTGTCTGTCCAAACAAGTATTTGACCTGATGATTTAACAGCACCAACTATTCTAGAACCATCCGATATACGAAGTGAACCAGCTTCATTTGTTGCAACTGGTGTATAATCTGTAGCATCTTCTCTGTCAGAAAATCTAAATAATAAATCATCTTGTGTAGCCGCATTACCTATTATTGTTTCTGTACCAAAAATCATTAAATGTCTTGTGTCAGTGGATACTAAACTAAATCTAGAAGCGGTAGGAGCATTAGATAAAGCTGTTGCTCTTGCATCTATTGCACCAGAAATATCTTTTATATATGTGCTGCCATTTAAAACTGTAGCAATTAAATCTTCACCAAAGTTATCTAGTGACCAAGTTCGTGCAGCAATAGTGACAGTTGACGAAGTACGTGGAGTGTTCCAAGTGCTTAATGACCATGTTGATACACCCCATCCATATCCAAATGTTGAAGAAGTGGGTCCAATATTTATTTGATAATTAGCATTACCTGTTCCACCCCCACTAGCAGTAGATCCAGAAGCTGCGCTTGTATGTGTAACTTTGTAAGTATTAGCGTCAACATAAGTTGTAATTTCAAACTCGTTATTCATGTCTAAACCATCTATTGCAGAGAATGAATCAAAAGTAACAAAGTCTCCTTCATCAGCTCCATGATTTGCGTCAGTTACTGTAACTGTTGTTGTACCATTTGTAGCAAAAGGATTTGTTAATGCCTCTGTTTCTCTAATTGGTGTAATGTCATAAAGAGCACTACCAGAAAATAAATATAGTTTTCTATCGGTTCCTAAAGCAAGATATCTGGTTCCGTCTAAACCAATCCAGCTATGTGTATCACGGACCACGCCCACAATACTTTTGTTAGGATCAGGTAGATATGTCCAACCTCCCCATCTTTCAGGTTTTCCGTAATGAAACCGTACAAAATTTGAATCAACATACTTACGTTGATCTCCTGCTGAATAAGCGGTATCTTGTTTATCAATGCCTGGTTGGAACTTTAAATCTACTAATTTCATGGCTAATTATTCTACCTTATTTTATCATAAAGCTAAAGATCAATTTTAGGTTCAAACCATATAATAATGGCAAATCTTGGTGAAGTTGAGTCTCCTGTATAAAGTAAAGGGGAGTGTATACAATCTTTTGACTTAAAGAGAACAGCTCTATTGGGATAACAGCCAATTGCTGTATTTAAATCATATATTCTTTTTTTTGGTAATTGTTCATAACTGTAAAATCCTGTACCAGAGTTTAACTTTGAGTCTCCACTTAAATAAATCATTAAATGTTTTTCATTTGGAAATTCATCAATGTCTATATGGGGACAAGCTTCCTTTGTATTTGCCAAAGTAAAAGCAGCTTTGTTTACTCTTTTAATACCGATCTTAAAATGTTTTATTATATCTTTTTCTATTTCTTTTAATAAATTATCTTTTTCATCAATTACATTAGAGAAAAAAGCATGCTCTTTTGTATCATTATTAGTATCAGCGGCGTACAAATCATTACCATAATCTAATGTGGTGCTATAAACTTTAAGTTTATCAAACAATTCTTTAGATAAAAAATTATCTTTTATTTGTATGTCTAAATTCATTTCTTTTTTTGAGGTAAAAATTGAGTAGCTACATTACCTTTAAATGAATAATTACCCATGTGTGTCATACCACTAATAATATCAGCATATATTTTACCGCCTATTTTTTGCCATAAACGACAAAATGCATAATCTTCAGACAAATATCTTTTGGTATTTGGCTCTATCATTGTGTCAAAAAAAGCATAATTCCAATCGGATGTGTCATGATAATCAAATGTTTTGTCATGAAGATCATTTAGATGTTGATCAGATTTAAATTTTAAGTCAGGGTATGCTAACGCCATTTTTTTAAATACGTTTCTTTTTATTAACATAAAACCAGTTGCGCCGTCTAATACCTCTATAAATCCTTTTTTAGCTTCAACATGTTTTGGATCTTTAACATTTAAATTATACATTAGAGAAGAAGCGTGTAATTCATCTTCACTAATATTAGGATTTTCTTTTATTTTAGTTATAGCTTTGGTCCAGTTAATTTGTTTACGAGGATATACACCTGTCACTACGTCCTCATCTAAGTCCAACATACGAAAGACAGACTCAGGATTAAAAGCAATATCAGCATCAATAAACAAAAGATGAGTATATTCTTTATTATCCATAAACAATTGCACCAATGTATTACGAGCCCTTGTTACTAAAGACTCATTACCAATGGTTCCAAACTGTAATTCTATTTTTTTTTGTGCAGCTAGCGCTGTCAATTGTAAACAACTTTTAAAGTAATCTGCTGTAATCATGTTGCCATAGCAAGGTGTTCCTATAAATATTTTGGTTATCATAAATCACCTATGGCTATATTTGATGATATAATTATTCTCTCTCCAGCGTCAAAATTATTTCCATCATGAAAAAGAGTGCTTGGAAAAAAAACAAGTTTACCAACTTCTGATTTTTCAAAATGTGAATATGTTTCGCTAGTATGATTGGGAGAATAAAAAGTTGTTCCTCCATGATCAGTTAAATAAAAAACACTTGAAAAATTTTCTTGATGATTAATGTTTTGAATAACTCTATGATGATGAGTCGTGTGTATACAATCTTGACCATAAATTGCAGTCCAATATTGATTAACATTAAAACTCTTACCTTCATTCGAATATAAATTTTGTAACATATTCATTATTTTTTCATATTCATAAAGTTTTGTAGGTTTTTTAAAATCAGTATAGTAGTTTGTTCTTTGATTATTAGAATTAAACAATGAGCTAATTTCTTTAATCTCGTTTTTTTTACTTAAAACTTCTTTAATTAATTCATCTATCTCACTCAAAGAAAATTTAAAGGTTCTAAATTCTGTAGCAAATAATTGATTATATTCAAAAAGCATTATACTATAAAGTTTGCCATTACATATCTTGGAGATGAATTACCAGCAAATTGCAAAGCACTGTGATATATATGTGAGTCAAAGAAAATGGCTCTATTTTCTTTAAATCCTATATGTGTATGTAATACAAGATCATCATTTACTTTCTCATAAAAACCTGTGCCATTATTTACCAAATTATCCCCCACAAGATAAATTAAACAATTAAAAAGTCCTGGATCATAATGAGGATTGGGTGGTGTATTAGGGAAACTTAAAAAATAAAATGACATTCCTTCGTGTAGTTTTACTGTGGTCTTAAAATATTTTTTTATGTTTTTTTTAACTTCTAACACAACTTTAGATTTACTAGACAATGGAACATTATGATAAAAACGTTGATAAGGGTTATCAGATGACGTGTTTGGCCTTGTTTTTTTTATATGTAAATACCGTGATGTAAAATCTTGTAAAACAACTTCCCTTTGTAATTTTGTAAAAAAATCTTTGTCAAAAAAGTTATCTTGAATAAAAATATTATTGTTTCGCATATTCCACCTTTAAATATTCTATTTTTTTTATCCATCCTTTTGGAATAGCTATAGCTCCGCCACCTGTAATATCCTCTTTATCTTTGCTATATGATCTCATAATAACTATCCTCTCATCATTATTTGTAACCATCCAACCTACCTCTTGACACACGGCTAACGGCGCATCTAAAACTTCTTTTATATCAAGCCAACCTGTCTCTGTATCACGAGCATCTAACCACGTTACACGGACCATTGGTATTTTGTTAATATCCATAATCCACAGCGTAATTTAAAGCGACAGTTATTCTTTTTTTGTTCGTTGTATTTTGACTTACCGAATGACGTATTGAGCCGTCAAAAAAAATAACAGTTCCGTTTTTTACTTGTACATGTTTCACACCACTAAAATTAGTTTTTGATTCTTCTTGTTTTGTTAATACAAGATTGTTATCTGCGTGAAAAAAAAATTTAGCGTCTGTATCTTCAACATTTACAAAAAGAACAACTGATAAAACAGCCCCATGTGTATGTGGTTGTGCGTAATTATCTTTATCATACCAATTTATCCAACAATTATGAACCACAAGTTTTGGAATATCATAACCTTCATTTTTTATAAATAAGTGTAAATAACTTTCTATTTCATCACACAAAATTTTTAATGAGGGATATCTTTGATGTGAATTCCATGCTGTTCTTGAACCCACAATGTTACATTTTTCTTTAGGTGTTGAAGAAAAATTATGAATTTGTTTATTATCCTCAACCAAAACAATTTGTTTAATTTGTTTTTCCCATTCTTCAAAATTAGGTAATTGAAAACTAAATACTTCAGCTGTAAAAATAGGAAGTCTATTTATTTGTATTGGTTTCATTTTCTTTGTAAAAAATATTAAGTGTATATCTTTCAGTGCTATCTCCAAATGATTGCAAATCTGAATGCCATATTTTAGAACCGTTAAAAAATAAAGCTCTGTTTTCTACAAAACCAACGTGTGAAGATAATTCGTTGTTGTGTAAAAACCCTGTGCCATTATTAAGTAATCGATCTCCCATTACAAATAAAAGAAAATTTGCACAACAACCTTTGTCATTATCTCGATGAAACAAAGGTTCTTTAGAATTTTTTCTTATGTGAGCGCTTATTGAAACAATTTCTAAATCTCTATAAGGAAAGAAAAATTTTTTTATAAGTTTTAACAATTCATCATTATGAAAACTTTTTGGAAAAGTATGTCGCATTCCATATGGTCTTTCTTGAGCATCTAAAACGGGTTCATATTTTAAAGATGTTAACGTTTTTTGTAACGACAGAAGACTTTCTTTATCTAGAAAATTATCTACGTACATAACAAATTCTGTGTTTTTATTATGTTGCATTAGTTTTCTAGGGTTTGTGGTTCTTCCTTTTTAATCAAATGTAAGTTAAAAGATACCGATCTTCTCTCCTCATTTGGTGTTCTAAATGGATATACGCCGTGTGCTAACCAATTTGGAAACAAAAATATATCGCCAACCTTTGGTGACTCTTGATGTTTATGCCCACTGAACGTAGCAGCTTGACCATTAAACCAACATATATCCCCAACAGTTGGGTAGTGATCTTCTTTTGCGTATTCATCTGGTAGACTAGGAGGTACTCGTAGATAACAGACACCAGATAATTGACCCTCGTGTATATGAAAAGGATTAAAGTCTCCTGCATATTGGCTCACGGACCACATAGATTCAATAACCATTTTACCTACAAACTCAGGTTTAATTGTTTCACTTGCTGGAGGTATAGAAATGTAATTTTTAACCATCTCACCAATCAATTGGACCATAGGAAGAAACTCTTCTGTGTTCATCCAATCTTGTGGAAAACGAACTTCTTGTTTAACATTACCTGCTAAGTTACTTGAATGATCAAATTCTTTTGCTAATTTTTTATCAGTTAACATTTCTGTTGCTTTATCATCAAGCATTTTAGTTATGAAGTCAGGCATTCTACCTCTCATAATTGTAGGACCAAAAGGTCTTATAGTGTCAAATTTCAAAACCTGTTCGGTAGGTTTATTGTTTTTAGCCATGCGTTTCCTTTCTTTGCATAAATATCTATTGTCATATAGCAATTATTTGCCTATAAATATACATTTAAATAGGCTTATAATCAAGGGCAGCCTCCTTGCGTTTTTCAATCACATAAATTGCAATAGGAGATTATGCTTAAAAAATTACGAAAAATGGTGGCAAAAGCGCTACCAGGAGATTCTGAAAAATATTTGGGAACCGTACTCGCATTAGCGACGGGAAATCCATTATTTGCAGGAATAGGAGCATTAGCAGATCCTGAAGCAGGATTTGGAGAAATAGCACAAGCTGCATTTTTAGCAAACGCAAGTCCTGGATTAAAGTTTGGTAAATTTGACATGACTGCCGGTAATAAACTTTTTGGTGATGGTAAATTTGCACAAGCTCTTACTGGTGCAGGTAAAACTGGAGCAGGATCTTTTGGAGAATTTTTATTAGGTAAAAAAGGATCACAAAAAGGACCTGAAATAGTTGAATCAACAAAGGGCATATTTGGTGACAAAGGATCATTTATACCAAGAGATGATTCAGGAAATGTAGACGCTGCAAAACTATTAGCAAGAATAGGTGGGGCAAGTGCAGTAACAGGAGCAGCTTTATCCCCGTTTGGATTATTTAAAACACCAAAACAAGAAGAGTTAGATTATAAATTTCCAGGATCTGATTACGTAGCACAATCATTAAATTTAACACCGGGTCAATTATTAGATTTACAATTAGGTGGAGGTATTGTTGGTCCTTATTACGACATGCAAGGTAATTTAATACAAAATGCTGCACAAGGTGGATTGATGCAGGAACCCACAAATGGTTTAAAAGAAATTGAAAATGTAATGATGATGGCTCAAGGAGGTACTTCAGAGTTTCCTCGTAAAACAGGCGAAATAAGTGGACCAGGTACAGGCACATCTGATAGTATTCCTGCTATGTTAAGTGATGGTGAATTTGTGATGACTGCTAAAGCTGTAAAAGGTGCAGGTGGTGGCGACAGAATGGCCGGTGCAAGAAAAATGTATGAAATGATGGATCAATTGGAGGCGCAAGGATAATGGCTACACAAACAACAATACAACAACAATTACCTCCTGAATATGTACAGGAACGTCAAAAAGATTTACTTTTAACTTTATTCGGGTCACAAGGAGAGGAACCAACTTTACCTGATGGTTCACCAAATCCAAATTTTGTACAAGGTTTAATAAATCAACCACGTAATATACCCAAGCAAACTGTTGCAGGGTTCACGCAACCACAACAAGATGCTTTTGCATTAGCAGGTGCGGGCATTGGAGCATTCCAACCTTTTGTAACTCAAGGGGGT